GTAATCCTTGGTGATTGCAGATATCGAGTCCCCTGTGGTGGGTTTGATGGCAATGTACACCCTTCCATACTGTGGAATTTCCAGTGTCTCTCCACCATAACAATAAATGTCATCTACAGCAGGAAAGATCTGACGAATAATGGATTCATAGTCATCAGTTGTCACACATCTGTTCTGTGTTCCATAGAACTTTGGTGCTCTCAACTTAATTGATGACAGACTTTCAATTTCTGCACCAGAATTGACCATGTTTAAGGCCAGGATTTGTGAGGTCTCTGTCACCCTGGTGCCATATGAATCAAACACTCTACCAGTGAAGGTATAGTTATTAAGATCCTGAACCCCGTTAGCTAAGTTACCATTTGTTACCAGATATGTAACGTTGATCTTAGCACCTGCTTCTAAAGCTTTACCAAAGTAACCATCACCAAATGTCAATTCATAATTAGAGTCCTTTGTCTCCTCAATCCAGTATGTTCTGGATTGTTCTGTCAGTTTTACAAGGTTGGTGGATTGTTTATAAGCAACAAGTGTTTCTTCAGATGGATCTTCTTGTACATCCACTCTGATCGTAGTGGTATCGATATTACTGTTCATCAACACAAACTTTTGAGAGAAGTCTGTTTTGTCAACTGTGAATGTATGAAATAATCTGTTACCCTCGTAAGCCCTGGAATTTAGAAATCTACAGACACCAGATGAATTGACAATGGCTGAGATTTGCTCATCGACAAAGTTAAATGTGAAACTAGCAGTGCCAGTTCCTGCATTCATGACCGAACCAGGACGGATCGATAAGTATTCTGGAAACCCATTGGGGTAGTTGTCTGCGTTCAGTCTGATCTCTAGATCAAACAATACAATAGCTGACCTTGCAGATGTTGGAAGGTATCCCAACATGTTAGCGTTCTCAACAACATTCGAACGTAACATAGCACTGGCTAAGAACGTCTCATTAGCCAACATGTTAGTTGTATAAGCATTCAACTGAGATTGATATGCAATCAAATTTAGAATGACCTGCAGGTTTGAACCAGCAAAATCATAGTCAGTAAATCTCTTCGTTGATTTCAGGTAATCAATCAGATTCTGTTTTATATTTTCGAAATCTACTTCTGTTAGTTTTACAGGTGCTGTCATGAGCTACCGACTCTTTAGATTTATTTATTGGGTCATCTGGTGGGTGCCAGGATGTAGTCAACGAAGAACACTTCGTCATAACCAATTATTTTATACCAGAGTGAAACCATAAACTCGTTTTGGTCCTCTCTTGCTTCCACCTTAAGAGTTTGTATCTCAGCTCTTGGTTCCCCAAAGTTGATTGTTCTCCTAATTTCATCTTCGAGCAACATGGCAGTGCTCGGATCTATCAAATCAAAAATATAATGTCGAGTGTTAGAACCAATGTCACGATTAAACACCACTTCTGAGGGTGCAATCATGATAAGGTTCTTCATTGCATTATTAATTGCTCTTTCATTGAGCAAAACCGTCAAATCATGAGTGATTGGGTTGGGTTCAAAACTTAAAGATATGTCAACAAACGATTTTTGTTTCCTTTGAAGCTTGGTTTTACCTGCAACCAGGTCTAAATCATCCATGCAATAAAAAAGGAGGGTCTAACCCTCCTATTTATTAGTCTAAATTGATATCTTCAGTCCACTGAGGATATTTACTCTTGAGTGCCTTCTTTTTGGCTTGTTCCAAGTAGACTTCAGCTGCTGGATCTGTGATCAGAACCTTAGTTCCTTGCTCTGCGAACATGGTTTCCTCAAGAAACTCTGGATACGGGTACTCGTTTGCCATAATTTTGTCTCTTTTGACTATTTATCCTTTACCTTGACCGCGAGACTTCTTGCGACGTGAAGAATTACTCTTTGCTGAGTCTTTCGTCCTTGGTCCATCACCCTGATAGGTCATTTTTTTGTGAGGAACGATCATTGTTTCCCCATTTTTTGTAAAAACTCGTGCCATTTACCCTTTGTTCTCCAAATTTGTTAGTTGATTTTCGACTTTTTCAAGTCTGGTCATGATTTCATCCAAAATTTCAGGTAAATTTTGGTGATTTTGCCTTCCAGGAGCTCTATACATGAGCTCCACCTGTTCAGTTTCCTGATTTGTCATCAAAATACTCACTTGGGAGTGGACATTGACCTGTCCAAACGTAAGGAATGGTAGCAGTACGAGCTGCATCAGGTCCAAAACGCTGCCACATCGAGTAAAACTGGTCTCGCAGAGAAACTGAACAGGCAAAGGTTTTGATATTATTCAAATTGAGGAACTTTACCTCTTCTTGAACTTGATCAGAGGTGATGTTGTAGTAATTAACTAGGTCCATGATGTGGTGTGACTGATCTTATTATACCATAAATACTTCAAAAGTTTATTTTGTTATGGCTTCTGGTAAGTGGTGTCCTTTTGTGGGCAAGAAGTGTGTTGAACATAAGTGTGTTTTTTATAAAAACATCATTGGTACTGATCCTCAAACAGGAGTTGAAATGAATCAGTGGGATTGTGCTATTGCCATGATGCCAACCCTCGCAATTGAAGTCGCACATAAAGCAAATCAAACTGCCGCGGCAGTTGACACACTCAGAACAGAGTTAGATAAGCATCATAAAGAAAACCAACTAGTCAAATATTACGAAAGAAATAAGATCATCGAATCTGAAGTCAAGATCGATGATCGAAACATCCTTCCTTAATCTTTCTCAGCGACAATAACATCCACGTACTTAGTTGCCAAGTTAAGGGTTGGATTTGCCACACCCCTGTTGGGGTTGGAAACACTAAAGCTGTTTCCGTGTGTGTGATCGGTTCCAGCACTAGATGTGTAAACCTTCAGAACACAAACACCATTAACCAATTCTTGGCCAACGGGACATCCACCACAAGGGCTTGCCCCTGCCATTGGGTTGTAAGTACCCGTAGTTGCACTGGTCCGATTGAACTGACCCTGTGAAGTAATAATGACCAAGTCAGTGTAATTATCGTCAGTTGAGTCCTCCATCCTCAAGGTATCACCAGGAGAGCTACTTGGGGTCAGGTTATTCCCTGTGCCACCACAGCCCGGTCCGTTACAGGTGAAGTGTTTGATAGACGCTCTTGGTTCAGGAGTTCCTTCTGGTAGAGTATTACCATCCTCATCCAGCAACAGTCCTGCTGCGTTCCTGCGTGATCCTGATGATAAGACATATGTGTATGTCTGATCTTCTTGAACAGCTACAGGCACGGTCACTAAGTTGTTAATGTCCCGTGGTTCGTTAACAACTGTGAAGTTGTGTCCACCACTACCAGTAAAGGTTGCTTTATTCAACTTGGCCGCGTCGTTTCTCGTCGTCAGTACAATGTTACAAGTTCTAGGAGCTCCTGCAAGAGGTGCACCGGTTTGCTCAATTACACCACCTCCTGCAACTCCAGCTGGATGTGCTGGAGGCTCCGTTCCATCTTGATAACATTTTCCATTGTGTAAGTAGTATCCACTTTCACATTCACAGATACCATTAACACACACAGTATTCGACGGACAATAGTCACAATCCCCGTCAGTGTCTGCATCGACGACTGAGTTAGTTGGATCTTCCACATATGAATCAGTTGATTCATCATACGTGTAACCTGGTTCAGCTACACAAATTCCATAATAACATATGGAATTTTTTGGACAATCTATATTTTCACATAAGAGAAAGTGTGACTCAGGGTGTGACCGAACATTCGGAAAGTCTTCAAAATATTGAGTGAATGCATCATCCATTTCAGATCTGAATTCTTCAACCGTGATCTCTCCGTCTTCAAAATCTGCGTTCAGTGCCATGAACTGATTGATCACATGACAGGAATAACCACTGACAACAACACACGTAACCAATCTAGACATTTTCTCTTCGGAAACAATCTGATGAGTAGTGTTGATTTCAGATATTGCCTTCACGAGACCGTCTAACAATTCATCTGGTTTATATGTGAAGTGGTTAGATCCAAGTGTTCTTGATAGTGAAGATCTAGTGACGGTGAACTTGTGAGTGTGTGAACCTTCCTTGGCAATTGATCCACTCAAAACTGATCCATGATTGTGCTGTAACATTGGAACAGCGTGTGACTTATTCGTCGCTGTGAACGATTGACTTCCACCTGTAGCAGCCCCAGGATTACTGTTACTAACAACCCTCAGTGCAATGTCTTCATAACCACTTTGTCTCGTCCAACCAGCCGGTGGAGCTCCCTGGAACAACATTCTAGTTCCTTTAGGGAAGTAGTAACCAGTGGAAATACCAACTGTTGCCTCAAGGTCTGCACCTGGTGTCAGGAACAGAGGCCACTCATATGTAACTTTCGACGTCTTTTTCTGGTTAGAGGTAAAGACCAACTGAGTTGTGTCAGTTGCCACATCATCCTTCTTCTTGCCCTCAAGATTCAGTGGGCCATCATTGATTGGACTTAGTCCGTTCTCAGGATTCCACCAGTCTGGGTCAATGTTGATGTTGATGTCTCCACCAGATCCACCACCATCAGGACCACCACCGATAGGCATACAGATGGAGATTCCATCTGACCCATCAGGAAGGGTTGGTGGTACAACCTCAACACAAATGTGGTTAGGTCCACAACCAGTTATGTTGTTACACCTAGGATAACAATAGTCGTTATAACAAAACTCGTCGACATTACAATCGGCTCCACCGATTCCACAGGGTTTAGGAACACAATATCCATCAACACACACATATCCAGATGGACACTCACCAGCTGGGCCACACTCACCAATAGGATGGACTCCACCAGGTAAACAAATACCATCCACACACTCATATCCAGATGGACAACTTCCGTCTACATTGCTACAAGAAGGGAAACAGAATCCGTTTTCACAGACCATTGTCCATTGCGGGTGACTACAATCTGTGTCATCTGAGCAAGGAATGTAAACACAAACTCCACCAACACAACTGTAACCTGGAGGGCAATCACCATCAACAGAACAGTTCCCACCACCAGGACCACCAGGGTTCTGATCAAATCCTTCAAAGGTCAGTACACTGCGACCGTATTGGTTAGCAGTAAAGACGATTTTCTCGGTTGCTGGACTGGCTGGATAATCAACAGGCTCAGTTCTAATTACGAGAGGTCCATCATTAACAAACCCTTCAGTGGGTTGTTCTGGATAACAAATAAAGTCTCCGCCACCTATATCAGTACAGACAAATCCATCTTCACAAGGTGCTCCAGAGGGATCACATTCTGGATAACATTCACCATTGTAACAAATCATCCCATCTGGACAACCAGGACCATACAGGTCACAGGGGAAGGGGTAGGGAACACAATAGTCATTGCCATCAATACTGACACATTGGAATCCATCTTCACAAATCCCGCCGTTGGGATCATCTGGGTCGCCACACTTGGCAAAACACATTCCAAAGAAACAATCATATCCAATAGGACATATACCATCTACACAAGGAAACCCACCACTGGACGGTACACAAATGTATCCGGTACCACCATCAGGGTTACTGAATTCTACACACTCCGTTCCTGGAGGACAAGTGTTACCACCAACTAAACAATTTTGGTAGCAGTTACCACCCCAACAAACATATCCAGGAGGACATCCATCGCCAGGAAGTAAGTCAGGACGACAAGGGAATGGATAAGGCATACAAATGGTGTCACCACCAGTAATGCCTGGATCTATACAAATATATCCGTCACCACAAATCCCGCCATTAGGATCAGTTGGGTCACCACACTTGGGATAACAATAGTCTCCGAGACAAACATATCCAGGAGGACATCCTTCTTGCCCAGGAGGTAAATCTGAATCACATGGAATTCTCTCGCAGTATCCATCTACACACAATCTGTCAGGAGGACAATCATCATCACCCTCACAAATTTCTGGCACTGGACTAGTAATCAAGTAACCACCCAACATTTTGGAGGTTACTTTATAACTTCTGTCTTCTCTATTAATCAGCCATAGATCGTCATCATCGATAGGTGACTGTGGTATTTTATCTAAATTCGAATCAGATGGCATTTTTCTTTATCTTTAGGATTATTTATTAGCGTTCTGATTACGCAATCCATTTTTACGACTGAAGGGGTCTTGCATTGCGTTGCGTCTTTGCATCTGTTTGTTGGCTCCAGCAGCGTCACCAGACTTCACTGCTTGTTGTTCTTTACCATAAGCCTTGCTAGCTTGACGAGCCATCTTCTCTTTAGG